GATGTTTCGAGAACATCCAGAACGGATGCAATGGTGGATTGATATTGAAAATAACCATTCAAAGGCAGTTGGAAGAGAAGCCCACTTTCATGCTACAAGAAGATTTGCTGACATTGAAAACTTTGTTTCCCGGCAAGGGGATTGGATATTCGATACTGAGGGAGTGCTTTGTCAAGCTGACGATGGAGAGTGTACCGGACAATGAGAGATAGTGAAAAGATAGCAGAGATAAAGCAGGCCCGGCATGAGTTACTCCGGCCTCCCAAAAAGCATAGCTTGTCTGTGGATAATGCTGTAGCTCCCTCCCCTTTTTCTGTATTGCCTAGCCGAGTATTTGCGGATGCTAGAATACTCAATGCCTCTATCCGGGTCTTAGGAACTATCTGTTGCCATGCCAATCAGCATAGCGGCATTGTCTTCACCAACCAGCTTACTATCGCTAATCGATTGGGAATATCTAAACAAGCAGTAAGCCGGCAGATGAGGCTACTGGAGAAGTGTGGCTACATCAAGAAGATCTACAAGGAGAACCCACTGAGAAAGAAGGGAAGAAAGGGTGCAACATGGAGAATACTGTACGATCCTAAGACTACTGATGAGGATATTATAGCGCATAACAAGCCGGACTTTGTGGAGGCTCAAGACGCTGAGGAGACACTGAAAGTCATCGAAAAGCCTGTGGATAACTTTAGTAAAGTCAACCCCCAGGTTGATTTAGAGGTGAAGAAAAGTCAACCTCACGTTGACCAAAGGGGCAAAAAAGTAAACCTCCAGGTTGACAGTAACTACAGTAGTATATGTAGTAATAAAGAGTTTAGAGAAATAAGTACAAAGATATGCACAGTCTATGCAAAAGAACGAGAGACAAGGCTAGGGTCGATGGCAGGATGGCAGAACGATGAGAGGCAGATAGCAATAGTAGAGAAGTATCTAGCTCAAGGTCATAGCCAGAACACAATACTCAAGACCTTCTTAACTTCTCTCAACCACTTTGCAAAGTCTGGTAAACGTCCACCATTCTCTCTTGGATATTACGATAGTTACTTTAATAAACAGGACAAGCAGAGCGTTCAAGACATACTGAGAAAGACGGTGGGGCGTTCTAAATTTACCAGTCGTACAAAACATAGATGAACCTCTAGGATTTATACATATGCACTATGACGCTATAAAAAAAAGGTATGCCGGGTGGGCCACAGAAAAAAAGGCACCCTTGGGGGGGTGGGGGTCGTGTGTAGGTGCGGATGTCCCACAAAAATATTTTTCATTAATCATAGGAGGTAAAGATGAAAATGTATGACGTAGTATCAGGCCGTAAAGTTATCGGTCAAGACAAGAAACGCTGGACAAATGTCGGTGTAGCATTCGAAGGAGATGACGGTAAGATCACCGGGATAAAGTTGAATGCCCTTCCCTTACAAAATGAGAATGGCGAGGTGTGGTTGTCTTTGTTTGAGCAAAAGCCGAGAGATAATGTACAGGCTTTCAATAGAGCCACAGAGGATATTTTAGATGACGAAATTCCAATTTGACCTGGAGGAAAAGGGTGACCGGTGGTGGGTATCTGTAGCAGTGAACAGTAGCTTAAACAAGACCAGAGCCTGCCGGTTTTTCATGCATTATGGTAGTCGTAAAGGGTGTAGCCATTACTTTGAGCAGACACGAAGTAACAAGGTTTTTTGCAGTGAGAATTGTAAGAATGCCTTTAAGCAGAAAGCTGGATGGATGAAGAAGGGTCTTATCAATATGCGGTCAGAAAAAGATACGGTGGGTAGCTGGACATACATCAACACACAGGCATCCTTCTCTACAAAGAAGAAGGCTATGGAGTGGATGGTAGATGTTGAGCCACTGATCGACAGTATTATGGAGTTGAGTTGTGAAGAAAAAGTCTAGACCAAAGATACAGTTTCCTAATCTCAAGGAGCTGGGATCAGTTCGTTCGGTAAAAAGAAAGGTTGGTGGGTCAGATGTTATCTTTGACAACCGGGATAAGTTAGCCCAGGAACTCATCAATCTTTCTACCGCTAAGATATCGGATGTGATGTCCTGGGATGCTGAGGGGAATATAACGGTCAAGCCGAGTGCCGATATTCCGGATCATGTACTCACCGCAATCAAAAAGATTAGGATTGTCCCTACACCGGACGGTCGTAATGCCATTGACATTGAGATGATTGATAAGGTTCGGGTGTTGCAGACATTAGCAAAAGCATCCGGCCTCATGGATCAAGATAAGACCAGCGATAAACCGGCTGTAGTGGAGGTCAAGATGGTAGGCCCTAAGGATGGATGAGGATGAGGAGTTTGCTAAACGCTTTGCTCTCAAACCTATCAAGCCCGATGAGCGAATGCATCAGATACGGTATCTACGGCCAGAGCTGGTAGCAAAACTCAAGGCATATATCAGAAAGGAGAAATTGCGATGGAAGAAAAGAAAATCACTCCCGATGGAGGAATGAACCTCAGCTTTGAGCGGTCACCGGTTCTGTGGAAGTTTCTCAACGATGATAGTTTTATCAAGTCGATCATGGGGCCAGTAGGTTCCGGCAAGTCCTATGCCTGTTGTGCCGAGTTGTTCCGAAGGGCCGTTATGCAGAAACCTAGTCCGAGAGATGGGATCAAATACTCACGGTTTGCGGTGGTACGAAACTCTTATCCTATGCTGAAGACCACTACTCTCAAGACATGGCTAGAACTCTTCCCGGAGGATATCTGGGGGAATGTCCATCATGCGCCACCAATCAAGCATCATATTCGCCTTCCCTCAAAAGAAGGAGCGTCCGGGATTGATATGGAGGTGTTGTTCCTGGCCCTGGATCAACCCAAAGATGTACGAAAGCTGTTGTCTCTGGAACTTACCGGAGCATTTGTGAATGAGAGTAAAGAGTTACCGAAAGCCGTGATTGATGGATTATCGCATCGTGTGGGCCGGTATCCTACGAAGTCTGACGGTGGCCCGACCTGGAGAGGGATTATCATGGACAGTAACCCCTGTGATGATGATCACTGGCTCTACAACATGGCCGAGAAAGAAAAACCTAGCGGAAAATTTAAGTGGGGCTTTTACAAACAACCGGGCGGTGTGAAGGAAGTGCATTCCGATGAAGTACCAGCCGATATGCCGGAAGCCCAAGGGTTTATGTATCAAGCCGGAAAGTGGTGGCAGACCAATCCGAAAGCCGAAAACCTCGATAATCTTCCCGTTGGATACTATGAACAGCTTGTGCCGGGCAAGACCTTGGATTGGATCAGATGCTATGCCGAGGGAAAATATTCGTATGTTCAAGAAGGCAGACCGGTATGGCCCGAATATGATGACCACTCCATGTCCGATGATCTCACCATACAAGAAGGTATTCCGGTGCAAGTGGGTCTTGACTTTGGTCTTACACCCTCTGCCGTGTTTGGTCAGAAAATGCAGAATGGCCGGTGGCATATTCTCCGAGAGATCGTAACGTTTGACATGGGGCTAGAACGCTTTGCCCATTTGCTAAAATCCGAACTAGAGACATGGTTTCCGAAATATGAGTGCATGATATGGGGCGATCCAGCCGGTTCGGCCAGAGATATGATCTACGAACAAACAGCCTTTGATCACCTCAAGACACATGGATTAGTCGCTCGACCCACGGCTACTAACGAATTTAAGACAAGACGAGAGGCCGGGGCTATCCCAATGACCCGATTGATTGACGGTAAACCCGGCTTTCTAGTACACCGTGAATGTGTCCGGCTCCGAAAAGCTCTCGCTGGAGGCTATCACTTCAAAAGAGTGGCGATGGGTTCCGGGCATGAACGGTTTAAGGATGTTCCGAACAAAGACCACAACTCCCACGTTGCCGATAGTCTGGGCTACCTCTTACTAGGCGGTGGGGAGCATCGAAACATGGTTCGGGGCAAATCCCCTCACTTCTACAAAACCGCCAATGCCTGGGGTGACTTTGATGTTTTCGCCTGAGGAAATCACTGAAGTATCGACCTTAGACGGCAAGACGGCCAAGATTATTGATTTTGAACCCGATCACCTCAATGCGGTCAGCTATAGATCACTAGACGCTCCCTTCATCAAGGCCAATCAAGAGGCTATTGCCCACCGGTTACCCAAAGGATTATCCTTCTCCGCAGTAGTAGACGATCAAGTATTCGCTATGTTTGGCCTCGTTCCCTTTTGGCAGGGATGCTATGAGTGCTGGCTTATTCCAGCCGATGATCTCGACACCCACACCATGAAGACACACCGCACGGCTATACGTTTTTTTGAGTACACCGCCAAGGTTTTAAGAGCAAAACGATACCAGTGTTATGTATTTTCGGAAAACGTTCGGGCTGTTCGCTGGATAGAAATGATGGTATTCAAAAAAGAAGGGTTAATGAAGAACTTTGGCCCTAACCAAGAAGATCATTTTTTATATGCGAGGTATTTCTGATGGGTTTTTTATTTCCGAGTGGGCCAAGTGAAAGCCCAGAGCAAAAAGCAAGTCGGCAAAAACGTGACCAGCAAGTCCAGCAACAAGAGGAACGTACACAAAAGGCTGAGATCACCGAACGCAGAAAGATCAATGATCGTATGCGAAAGATGAAGACCGGGGGAATGCGCCAGCTCCTATCATCCGATAGAGAGGATAATCAAGCACTCGGTAACCCAGTCACACAGACACGAACATTAGGGCCAGATAGAAACCCACGATAATGAAGAAATATATCCGCAACCCAAGAAAAAAGGAGATGACCAATGCCGATGGTGAGTTACAAGAGCAAAGAGGGAACGAAGAAAAAGAAGTTCAAGTACAGCAAGAAGGGAGTAGCGGAGGCCAAAAAGATGGCGAAACAGACCGGGGGAAAGATTAAGGTCAACAGAAGCTACGCATGAGACTTGATGTCACCACATTAAAAGCCCGATTTAAAAAGGCTATGGCCCACAAGGATGAGTGGCGGTCGATCTATGAAGATGCCTATCGCTATGTCCTGCCCAACCGCAACCTCTATGATGGCAACTACGAGACTACCTCGCCCAAAAACGATAAGATGAACCGGGTATACGATAGCACGGCTATCCACTCTACCCAGCGATTTGCCAATAGATTGCAGTCGGGAGTGTTCCCAACACAGAGACACTGGTGCCGGCTAATTCCTGGTGAAGAGATACCGCCAGAGAGACACATAGAAATACAGCGTATACTGGATAGTTATTCCGATAAGATGTTTGATGTGATGCGTCAGTCAAACTTTGATATGGCGATGGGCGAGTTCCTCCTAGAGTTAGCTATCGGAACGGCTGTGATGATCATCCAACCGGGTGATGAAGTCCAGCCCATCCGCTACACGGCCGTTCCGTCTTTCTTGATAGCCTACGATGAGGGGCCATTTGGTATTGTCGATAAGGTGTATCGTTTGCATCGTATTCCTTATGTAGCTTTAGATCAGGAGTTTCCGGATGCAGAGATACCCGATGAGGTCAAACAGAAGTATGATGGCAAGCCCGATGAAAAAATCGAACTGTATGAAATCACTTGCTACGACAAAGAAGAAGGTATCTTTCACTATCACATTGTAACAAAAGAAGGCGAGAACGAACTGGTCTACAGACGTATGAACTCGTTTCCCTGGGTCGTGGCCCGATATATGAAGGCCAGTGGTGAGAAGTATGGACGAGGCCCGGTGCTAACCGCTCTTCACGATATTAAGACCCTGAACAAGCTTAAAGAGTATCATCTCAAGAATGCCTCCCTCTCTATAGCCGGTGTCTATACTGCAATGGATGACGGTGTTCTCAACCCAAATGCGGTGCGCTTAGTACCCGGTGCGATCATACCGGTTGCTCGTAACGGAGGCAATCAGGGCGAAAGCTTAAAACCGCTCCCTCGGAGTGGAGACCCCCAGCTATCCCAGATGTCACAACAAGATCTTGTGATGTCTATCAAGCAGATACTCATGGATGATATGTTGCCTCCCGATACCTCTTCAGCCCGATCCGCTACGGAAATCGGTTTTAAGATGAAGATCCTCGCAGAGAACATGGGTAGTGCTTTTGGTAGATTGATTAATGAGACAATGTATCCGGTCGTTAGACGTACTCTAGAAGTTATGGACGAGCTAGGTATGATTGATTTACCGCTGAAGATCAATGGCCTACAAGTCAAAGTTCAACCAGTAGCCCCGATTGCCATGTCACAGAATATGGAGAAGGTCAGCGAGATTATGCAGTTTATGCAGATAGCGCAGAGCTTTGGGCCGGCTGGACAGCTTGCCGTGAAACAAGAAGTGCTACTCGATTACATTGCCGATCAACTGGCTATCCCGGCCGAAGTCCGGATGACACCAGAAGAAAAGCAAGAGATACAGCAAATGCTGATGCAACAAGCCCAGCAAATGGCACAACAACAAGGAATGACACAAGGTGGCGGAGAACCAGAACAACCAGTTGGATGATGATCTTTGGCCGGAGGTAACTGAAGATCCGCAAGCATCCCAGATGGATATGCTATACGCTACCGTCTTCAATACACCGGATGGTCTAAAGGTACTCAAGCATTTGGCCAGTACAACACTAGATCAACCGTGCTGGTATCCGGGAGGTGACGCAAGTCAAGGATACTTCCGTGAAGGCCAGAACTCACTCATACGACAGATCAATAGTAGAATAAGGAGAGCTAAGAATGTCTGAAGAACAGCAAGAGGAGCAACAAGAACAGCAACCACAAGCTGAGAGCAATATGCAGAAACTAGCAGGAGAGGATCTCAATGCCCAGAAGACAGAAGACGAAAACGCGCACCGTGAGGCCGATACCGATCCGGAGGGTGTTGATCCAGACGAGATTGAGTTCGTCAAACCAGAGTTCCTCCCGGAGAAGTTCTGGGACGCGGAGAACGGCACGAACGTAGAGAAACTATCCAAAGCCTATTCTGAGCTAGAGAAGAAGTTCTCACGCGGTGATCACAAAGCCCCAAAAGAGTATGACGTTAATTTTCTAGGCGAGAATGTTCCAGAAGATGATGAGATGCTCAACAACTATAAGGACATGGCGCAACGCTATGGGATGTCTCAAGAAGATTTCCAAGACCTGGCCTTGCAGTTTGTCGGTGCGGTTGAGGATGAAACCAAGAGCGAACAGGAATTTATTGAGGAGCAAAAGCGATTATTGGGCAACAATGCGGTCGAACTGGTACGATCCAACTACGACTGGGCTAATGGTCTGCTTAACAAGGGAGTGATATCGCAAGCTGAGTTTGATGTATTAGATCAGATGGGCGGTACGGCCGATGGTACCCGGCTTCTTAGAAAGATACGCAACATCTCTAGCCCCAAGGAACTACCGATCCCTTCCTTCACCGGGGAGAGAAAGACTAAGG